GTTCAACCCAGCAGGAACGCTTACATTGACTAAATCAAGATAAGATCCCCCACCAGTGGTGGTTACTCTTGTAAGTGGAGGACGCTTTTCGACAGACTTCTCAACCGTAACAAGACAGTTATCCACATTCTCGGCTTCAGTCACCAGTCTTTTAGTTGGAGCCTGACGACCTACTCCACCACTTAAGGAATTAATTGGAAGTCTTACAAACGCCATTAGAACCTCGTTCTTGTAAAGTAAGGATCACTACTTAGTATTCCGCGTCTATCGACAGCGGCACGGGTGCCATAATCACCCAATAGTATTGATCTGTTTTTCTTGAAGATATCCGCAGCACGGCCTCTTGAAACATGGTATTGTTCCCGCATTGCCATGCGCTTGTCCACATCTAGATCACCCTGTGAAATCATTTGATATTCACGGGCTGCCATTTCCATAATAGATCTCTGTAGTGCAGAGTCTATCTGATCCCATCCATAGTTTTCATTGGATGGTCCTAGGAGAACAATCAATTCAATCTTCAGGGTCTTGTCAAATATATCAGTCTGCTTGGTGATGTTGAATAACCTTGTTGGACTGGACTTTAGTGTTGTCTGGATCACCTCCCCCGTCGTTGGGTCAAACAGAGGTTCAACAACCTGGGCATAACAAGCAGTGTCTGGCAAGAGAATTTTTCCAGTATTCACCCCTGCTGTCTGTGGTGAGAACTCGGCTACATATCTATTGTTAGCCAGCCCCCTCATTACCATAGACTTGATTGTTTGGTTCAGGATGAACTGAGCAACGCTGGTATCTACACCAGCATCCGTGCTAAGATCATTAACCAAATGCTCTCCTGAGGATAACAGCATATGATTTACTGCATCAGTATAACTGTATAACCCCATCACTTAGCTCCTTTCTGTTTGTAAGGAATTAGCTTGTTAAGGTACTCTTGGCGCTTCTGGCATCCACAACCCTGTGTTTGCTTTAGGCCAACAGCCTTTGCCACTTTTGCTACTGTATCTCCAAATCCACGGGAAGAATTGCTAATTGGATTAAATGGTTTCATATTACTCTCCTTGCGAAAAAAATACCTAGGGGGCCTTTCGACCCCCTAGGTACAAATACCAAAATGTAGTTAGCTAACGCTAGGATTAAGCAAGAGCTGAATAGCTACCCTGAATTGCGCCGCAGAGTTCTGGACGAAGGATACCAGCGCCAGCCATGATTGAACTTACAGTGAAGAATGTACCTCTACGGACATCTTTGACAGTTTCAACCTTCATACCCTGTAGTCTTAGCGAGCAAACGGCTGAACGTTGCCAAATAAGGGCCTTGATTGGCTTAAGTGTATCGCCAGTAGCAACAGTACCGTTTGAAGTAATTTGAGTGAGATCATCAAAGTCATCGTTGCTTACACCGTGATAGCCGTGCCAGTTGAAGTTATACTTTGGATCACCTAGATCACCAATAACGTTTACCTCATCATTGTTGCTATATTGACCAGTAGTTAGATCAAGACCATTAGCAACAACGTTAGTTAGACCTGAACTGACAACGGCGTGATCAAGTTGAGCAAGGTGGTTGCTCTTTACAATCTTGACACCCATGTATTCAAGGCTTTCACCAATACCAAAGAGGTTTTGGTTAAGTGGAGCACCAAGGCCACCAGCTTCGGCTACACCACCGAAGAATGGACGACCAGCACCACCAACAAGACCAGTATTATCACGGGCAATACCAAGAGCACGGATATCGTGGAAAGCCTGTGGAGAAACAGCGCAGTAGACTTCACCCATGGTTGCATCGATTTCTGATAGACGAACCATGTAACGTTCTAGATAATCAAGAAGAAGTAAAGCAGCATCGGTTCTTTGGGCAGCAGTGGCACCACGAAGACCAAGGAAGTTAAAGGCTGAGTTTGGAGTGAGATATGGAGTAGTACCATAATTCATGCCTGTATAATCAGCACTAAATGGATTGCGGTTTGGGGTAAATGCAGCTTGAGCAATCATGCAAGCAATCTGCTTGTCACGAATATAGCTAAGCTGAAGACCAGCTTGACGAGCTAGCTCAGCACGGTAATCCCACTGAGTAAGCATGAGATGAATGTCATCAAGTTCAAAGAATGCAGCCATTGGTCTTTGATCAAGCGAAATATCGAACCAACCTGGAGTCGAAATTCCGCTGTTGCCGATGAGTTCTTCACCAGCTTGCCAAATACCCTTGTGACCTACGGTTCCTGTGATTGGGAAACGCTTGGTTGTGCCTGACTCAATGGTTTCGGTTGTAACCATTGGTTCAAACATGTTGTATTGGTCGTATGCATTGATTACTTCGCCTGACCAAATAGGAAGCCAGTATGAAGGATCAGTTGCACCAGAAACAGAAGGAATGCTGTTTTGACTGGCAGCTTGACCACCTTCTGGCCAAGCCTTAAGTTGATTGGGGTCAGCTGGGTGAGTATAACCTGTTGATCCAATTGGGAATAATTGTGATGCACTTAATGATTCTGGCATATTTGTTTCTCCTTATATAGAAACTCTCTTTTAAATTAAATAAATATTAACGAAGGAGAAATTATTAATTAGTCCGTGTCCCTATGGGATTATACGGAGTTAACGATTTCTGTAACCGTACTTAGATGAATTAACAACCATTGCTTCTACTGCCTGTCTATATTTAGGATCTACGCGATATCTTGGATCTCGTAGGGCAGCTTGTTGTTCAGCAAAGTTCTTAAACACCTGTACGGATTGTGGAACCTGAGAGGGATTGACCCTGTTTGACATAGCCTGGGGTTCCTGAGCCTTGGGCTTTGCCTGTGGTTGTGTTTGCTCATATTCAGCTCTAAGACCTAGGAGTACATTCTTATAGGCATTGGTCTGAAGAGAACGATTAATGGCAGCAACTTCGTCTTGCGACTTGCTTTCCTGAGCCCACTTGAATAGACGCTTGAGATTGTCACTTCCGCCCACGACACTCGCTGCGTCTTCCCAAGATTGCTTGGCTAAAGCCTTGCGACCTTTAATCATCTGCTCAATGATCACCTCATCAGCACCCATCTTAGTCTGGATTTCCTTACGAGTAGCTGCACTTACGGCACCCGTTGAGTCAATTTCCTTGCCCCAACGAAGCCAATCTTCTGCACTGACCCGAGCCGTAGATCCAGGCTGAGAAGTAGGTGGTGGTGTGATCTTGAGGTCTTCTGGAACACCAGATAGATCCTCGACTGGCTCTGGCTGAACCTGAGCTTGAGGTGAGTCCCCCACATAGTTAGGATTAGTCACCCCATTTTGATTGTATTGCTTCTTTAGTGAAGCGATTTCCTGTCTTGCCTGAGTGAATCCCTTGCGGGCTTCTATCAGGCTATTGAACCAATCATCAGCTGACTTAAAATTACTTGGGATCTTTTGTCCTTGATCCTGAACGTACTTCATGAACATCGCACGCTCATGCGTAATCTGTGGGTCTTCTGTTTGAACTGGTGTAGCAATTACGGGCTGAGTCTCGACAGGCTGAGATTGTTCAGCGTTGTTTGTATCTAGCATTTAAATATCTCTCCTTTAGATTGTTCGTTACTTTGAACGAGTCTTAGGTTTCTTTGTATTGGGTTTCTTGGTATCTGGGGAAGGCCCAGTCCTTTTCTTTACATATTCGATCTGCTTTGAAGTTGTCTTGCTTTTGCAATACATATTACTTCTTCTTCATTTTCTTACCAGTCTTTTTCTTAACTGGCTTTTTCTTTTTCTTTGGCATGGTTTCCTCTTCCTGTGGCATAGGCATCTGTGCGCCTAGACCCATCTGAGATTCCATCATACCTGGACCCATGCCAGTTGGCATTCCCATTCCCATCATTGGTAGTCTACTCATTGTAACCTCATTTCTTTAGTTTTTTAAAAATTCCTGTACCAGTTAAATGGTAGTTACGTTCTTCATTTGACAGTGAATTATTACCTACAAAAGTACCACCAGTAATAAAATCTGGTATAGAATCACCACCAGCATCGTTGGTTGTTGAAGTAACTAATGAATAGCTCTGATCAACAGGATTAAGTGGTATTTGTAAATCATTAGCAGGAATCTCCCCAATATCGATTGTCTGTCCACTAAGTAAAGCTCTTAATCTATTCTGTTTAGTAAGATCCCCTAGTGTTGGATGGGTTTCTCCTATAAAAGCACTGGCAATAGAAAAACTTTGATTAAGGTTTTCTTGTCCAGTTGTTTTTATAATTGATTGATAAGCTCCAAGAGCTAATGCATAAGCTTGTTGGATTGTAATTGCTGCCATTGTTTCTCTCCTTATTGTAGAATTTTATGTTTAAAATAAGCAAGTGTTTCTTTAGCCTGTGTGTTTCCCTGTGCAACCAATCCATAAAAAGATACTAAATATGGTGCAATATCTACTGGATCAGTGGATGGTGTTAAGAACTCAAATGGAGTTTGATTAACAGGGTCGGAGGTGTACTCTAGATATTTACCATAGGTTTTTACCCAAGGAGGAGCAAAGTAGGATGCTGAAGTATTAGATTGTAAAGCTTGAATAAGCAATTCACCATTTAATAAGAAACCTTTAACGGATGGTGTGTGTAAAAATGCTTCCTCCCCAGTATCAAGAGAATATTCAATTTTAGATGTTGTAGTGGATAATGAAGCTTCTAAGCTATCAAATGCCAATAGTTCCGAAATCTGAGTATAAACTGAATTTGGTATATATCTATTATTTGTATCTTCTACAGTAGGTTGCCATGGTAAATTAGCTTTTAGAAGACCACCAAGTGGGTTGGTAGATTGTGTACCTACCATTACAAACTTGCTCTTTGCAAACGTATTAATTGAAGCATTTCCAACAGTATGATCATCAAGTGTAGATGACCAGTAATCTACTTTTGAACCAAAGAGAGGACCAATAAACCAAACTACAATTTCGCTTGTGGTTATGCCTAGTTGGTACGCTTGTTGTAATAAATAGTTTTTTAAAGAAGTCATATAATCTTGTGACCAACCACCTAAATAACCATCCCCAGGGTTAGCATTTTCAAACCGTAAACATGGAACAATAACAACAATTTTTCGTTTACTATTTGGATTGCCTTTTTGTCTTTCAATAATAGTATGAAAAATTTCTTTAAACTGAAGCTGTAAATAAGTATCTGCCCAGGAATAAGCAATATCTCCAGTTCTAAAATCCTCAGTCATATATAAATGACTAAAAGAAATACCATGCTGATCGGTTTTGTTTTCACCCCAGTGATGAATTACTAAATGATTTCCAGTTAACTTAGAACTGGGGTTATTAAAACCAGTGAAAGAAAGAGAATATTTATCCGCAGGATTAGCAGTAAGATTAACTACTGTTTCTGTAAATGCTCTAGAAGGAGCTGGTACTGGTATTACTAAACCAGCAGTAAATACTTTATTGTCATTAACAATTGTAGTCCAAGCACCAGCTCCAGTTTTTTTAGATATGTTTACTGCTAATGTACCACTAGGGAATACTTTACTGGGGCTTGCATTCATTAACTTAAAATATTTTATCTTGTAAGCAAACTGAGTTGTTTGATACAACGAATTAGTTGTGGTTGAGTTTGTCGTAGTAATCGAAAGATTAGGAGATGTTACATGGGATGTGTAAAAAGAACCTAGTTTTGTATTTAGTTCAATATATTTATTTTTTTGATAATTTAACAAAGCATTGTCCCATGTTTCATCCCATACAAAAGGATTTGCAATAACTTGGGTTGCCATATTATATTTAGCAAAACTGGTTGAACGGGGACCTGAAGTAAAATTATCTACTTCCCAGTTGTAAGGAGCTCTATTACCACCCATAGATAAACCAGCATTATTTACCTGTGTATAGTGAAGAGCTGGAGCCAATCCTCTATGTGTTTCTCCATTATAAAGATTGGTAAAACCATTTAAATGAACATTCGCTGTAATGCTACCTCTTATTGTATCAAAATAGTTACTAGTAGCTTGAGAAGTAAATAAATATTCGTGACCACTTCCACCAAAGCTATAAGGTAAATGTCTGTTAAATACCCAAATATCTATAGTTTCACTGCTAGTAGTTACAGCTCCATTGGTAACTTTATATACGTTTTCGTTTCCTGTGCAACCAGCAGAACACACCGACCAACCTTTGTATTGTAGTATAGGGATTAAGAAGTCATCAACTCCATAAGCAAAAACAATTTGATTTCCACTAATACTAAATCTTGAATCTAAAGCCAATACAGCTGCATCAGTCATCCCTACTGTAAACGGAACAAATCTTTTATTTACTGCTATATTAGTATTCTGAAGAATAGGTAGTGTATTTTCAGTATCTACATAAACATTATTTACTTGTCTGGTGCCATCTGGCATTGTTAAAAGCGTACCAACAGCTACTTTAATAGGTTGATTTCTAAGAATATGTTTATGAGGTTCTCCAAGAAAATATGGATACGCAATGGGACCAACGTTTGTTGTAGTTTTATTTAAAGAATTTTCAAATTGGGCAAAAGTAGCATAAGAAGCATTATTGAGAATACTAAATCCAACATCACCAGGAGGAGAATATATGTTAAAATAAGGTGAAAAGACACTACTTAAACTACCAACAGTGCTTGTAGTAGCATTTGTATGTAAAGGAAGTCTGCCTTCTTCTGTGTCTGGATCTTTAGTATAAAAGTAAGAATCAAAGATATATCTTGTTCCAACTAAACATCTACCTACACCAGTAGTATTAGAAGCATCTTGCCAATTAAAAGCAGATGGAACATAGGCACCACCAGGAGCATTTGTATGGCTTCCTAAGAAAATGGGAGTTGCGTATAAAGTTCTTGGGCTAGCTATATTTGGACTGCCAATAAGAGCTTTAGCTATACCATCGGCTAATCCTCCAACAAGTTCTGAAGCCTTCGTTGTATCCTCAAAGTATGTGTTTCTCTCTCCAACAAAAAGAACATCGGTTCTACCTGAACTAGTATCTAGTAAAAAGGATTTTAACATTTCATAGGAATTTCTTTTTTGGTCATCTACAAAACTAGTTGTATAAAATCCTGATGGACGAGTGAATGGCATACTTTGGTTCTCCCTTTGTTATTATTTCTTACAACCGCAGGACATCTTTGGTTTCTTTTTTGAAGATGGTTTCTTCTTTTTCATTTTTTATTTCCTTTTTTCTTGGATTCCCAAGATACAGGTTTGGATGATTTCTTGGCTTTTACGCCTTTGCTTGTACATTGGGCTTTGGTTGGTCGGCAAGCGGGATAAGAGCCGCCAGACTTGGCAGACTTACGACCACAAGGTCCACCTGTCTTACAGTTTATCCAGCCCTTACCATTGTTCCGCTTGAACCAACCATGCAAGCCTTGCTTCTTTTCTAATGAAAAGTCAGCCATTACTTGTAACCCTTCTTCATGGTCATCTTCTTTCCAGTCTTCTTAGCTTCGGTCTTGGCCATGGCCTTGCCCTTAGCTGTGTATGGGAATGACTTTTTACCTACTTTTGGCATTTGACTTTCCTCCCTTCTTGGTCTTGTTACCCCAGTTCTTGGCCCCTACCTTGCGGCATTTGACCATAGCACCAGAGGCGTAAGCACTATGCTTACCACCATATGCCCTCATAACTTTATTATAACATGCATCTTTAGGCATAGATTCTAACTCCTAGGTTATTTGTTAAATCCCTTTAGGGTCTTTGCTAGGTTGCATTGACGCTTAGTCTGGGTTGTTAGGCCCTTGCCTGAGCAATAGGAAGAGATTGATTTACCAGCAGCCTTGGCTTTCTTTGTCAGAGCCCCTGGTCTTTTGATTGCACCCTTGATCCAGTTTTTTTTACTTGCCATTTTAATCTCCTTATACTTCCCCTGCTGGTAATACGTTAACAATAAAAGTATCTAGTATAGTATTAGAATCTGTAATATTTTTTACTGTAACTGTAGCAGAAGCTTCAATGGGACCATTAACAAATACTTCGAAATATATAGAATTTCCATCTGAAACAACTATAGTTTCTCCACTAGTTGTTAAATTTGTTGCTTCTCCTGCAACAATTATATCAATTAGTTTCCAGTTTAAACTACTAAAAGCATCTGTCGGAGTCCATGATATTTCCAAAGTAATAGGAGAACTGATTCCTGTTATTGTTTGTGTATTTGAACTTGCAAACTCTACACCAATAATAGGATTCCAGTTAACAGCATTTGGAGTTACATCAACCAATGGTGCTACAGGAAATCCATATTTTTTAAATTGAATGTTATCAATCCTCGTATCTGGTTTAAAACAACCAGACTTTACAAGACAACCTTTTACTAATTCTTTTGCCTTGTTAAACGCTCCAGCTTCTGTTGTATCTGAAAAACGACCACCATAGATATGCTTGTTTAAAACAACAGTTACAGTATGTGTTGTTCCGCTTAGGGTATAGTAATATTCCACAAAATCTACACCTTTGATTGGTATGTTTGCTGCAATTCCTTTTATAGCCATGATCTCTCCTATATACCAAGTATTTCTAGTTTTCTTGCCTCAGTAAATATTCCAATTGAAACAAGATAATCCATCCCATTGATGGTTGCTGGATCATCTGTTTCAATAACCTGTGCGGCTTGAGCCAACTCAAGAAGATCAGCTACATTTGAATCCGTTTGAGCAGCAATCCTTATATCGTTTCTTTCGGTTGGTGTAAGTCTACTTAAGAATTCATATGAAGTATATTTTGGACCTTCAAAAAACCATCCGTTAAAGACTTTGTTTACAGCACAGTTT